CGAAGGCAGTCCTCGGATCGGTTGACGGAGGTCGAAGTCCGGGTCCGATGCCTGCCGGTACTTCGGGTGGTCGCGAACGAGGAACTGAAGGATGCTATATCGTCGGAGGCTTCGACCCTGCTGTCACAGGAAATTCGGCGGCTGTTGTCATCGCCATGGATCGCCGAACTGGTATCCGATGGGTGCTCGATGTATGGACGGCCCCAACTAAACCTGACGAGATCTTCGACAAGATCAAAGAGTGGACCGTCAAGTACAGGATGAATGAGTGGCGTATCGAGAAGAACGCCATGAACCTGATGGTTACGCAGAACCGTGAGATTCGCGAGTTCCTGGCGACTCGCGGTTGCCTTCTCCGTGAGCATTTCACTGGCTCCAATAAGTGGGATGCCGACTTCGGTGTCGCTTCCATGTCTGTTCTGTTCGATGGATGGGAGAACAAGAAGCAGCTCATCCATCTCCCGAACAAGACCAATGAGGGCATTCGAGCCCTCATTGAGCAGCTTACCACGTGGGAGCCTGATCCTCCAGGACAAAAGTCGAAGCGCAAGACTGACTGTGTAATGGCACTCTGGTTCGCTGAGATCCGTTGCCGTGAGCTGGTGGACGAGATAAGCAGGTACGAGGAATCTCACTTCCAGAACAACTATCTGAGCGAGCGTGACAGGAGTAGCCAGGTCGTTATCGATCTGGACTTCATGTCTCAGGCTGCTATCAATGACAACCCTGATGGGTGGTGGAGCGGATGACTCCTACTGAAAACGAAGAGCTGACGTATGTTGATTCAAATGGAATCACATGGGAGAGGATCGACTGCGGCTGTGGACCCGAAGGAGGATGCTGGAAGTCGTACATAGCCGGAGGTGAAGATGAGTACTGAACCGGATGATTCGGAGATGGACTGTGAGTAAAGTAGGTGACAAGTGGGCTGACAGGCTGACGTCCGCCATGGGTTCATGGCGCTTCATCATCATTCAGGCTTTCGTGATGATCTGCTGGGCAGTATTCAACACGCTGTACCTGTTCAACCCTCTATGGTTCGATCCGTATCCGTTCATCTTCATGAACCTTGCCATGAGTGCTCAGGCTGCCTTCACTGCTCCGATAATCATGATGAGCAGCAACCGTGCTGCGGCTTCAGACCGCAGCACTCTCATGCATGACGTTAAGCTTGATGAGGAATCACTTGCGATCATCAAGCGCATTGAATCAAAGATCGATGAACGAAAGTTCATGCTGCTGACTGTGGATGAAATCAAGCGAAAGATGAACAATGAAACTGATCAGTAGAAGTGAACTTGGATGGCCAGCCACAGCGTCGGCCTACTGGCCGACTGCCAATGGTGTCAAGATTCACTATGAAGGTACTCCGGTTCACATCACTGACCACTCGCAGTGCATGAGTCACTGGACTTCCATCCGAAACTCTCATCTTGCCAACACATCCGAAGGCTACGTTGATGTTGCCTACAACTTCGCCGTATGCCTGCATGGCTACGTTCTTGAAGGTCGGGGCCTACGACGCAAGACGGGAGCCAACGGAAACCAGACCCTAAATGGCGACCACTATGCGGTGGTCGCTTTCCTCGGTGATGATGGTGATACTCAGCCTACTCGCGACATGCTCAACGGACTACGTGATGCCATCGAGTATTTCCAGGCCAATGGAGCGGGGCCGGAGATCAAGGGGCACCGAGACGGTTACGCCACTTCCTGCCCTGGCCAGCCGCTGTACGACTGGGTGAGTGCAGGTGCACCAAGACCCAACAACCCACAGGAGAATACCGACATGCCATCCCTTGCTATCGGATATGTGCCGAAGACCGAGTCGATCACAATCCCCCTTCCCCCGCTCGGAACTGCCGCAGGCTGGTCGAACAAGTGGATCTCTTTCGCTTCTGACCATGGAGTAGCCAAGCTTCGAATTGCTATCTTCAACTCCGGCACCAACTCTTGGCGAGTAAGCGTCATTGATGTTGACTCTGCCTCGGGTCGAGTCAATGCTGACCTGGTTTCTGGAGATGAGAAGATCTCCATCGAGCGTGCGCCTGGCGATGCAAATGGCCCTGTCAGCTGGATGGTTGAGGCTCGCTAATGGTCCGATCCCTTGACGAAGTAGCCGCCAAGGTGCAGACGCTGAAGGATGCTGCTCGTGACAGGGATCAGCGACAGCGTGATCTTCGAGACATTCGAAGCGGTGACATCGATACTGTCATGCCTGGCACTATGCCTGAACCATGGCCGTATCCGGTAGTCGCCAACATGATTGACACTGTAGCCCGTGACACTTCAGAGGTAATGGGCCAGATGCCAGCGATCAACTGCACCAACTCTATCCAGACCTCCGCCCGCTCCAAGAAGTTCTCCAGCCGCCGCACCAGGATGGCTAACCACTACATTCTCTCCAGCCGCCTACCGGCTGGAGAGCAGATCAAGTTCTGCGACCATTACATGTCGTACGGCATGGCCATCTACATGGTCGAGCCTGATGTGAAGAATCGCACTCCGATCATCCGTGTCGAGAATCCTATTGGTGCGTATCCTGAGTTCGATATCTTCGGCAACCTTCGATCTTACTCGCGCTGCTGGCGCGAGGAAGCCATCAGCCTTGTTGCCAAGTATCCTCAGCTGATGAGCATCCTTGATCGCAAGGACACCTACGGACGTTCGGTTGACGGTAGCTGGGCTCAGCGTGAGATCGAGATAGTCAAGTACATGGACAAGGATCGCATCTATCTGTACCTGCCGGAGCACAGCAATACACTCCTTGAGGATGCCGAGAACATCCTCGGTGAGCTCACCATCGCTATCGCATTGCGCCCATCATATGACGAGCAGGTGCGAGGTGCATACGACGATGCCAAGTGGGTCTACCTTGCCAAGTCCCGCATGGCGATGCTCGGCCTTGAGGCGACCGAGAAGGCTGTACGTGCGCCTATTGCCGTCCCTCGCGACCTTCAGAAGTACCAGGCCGGTGCTGACTCGATCCTGCGAACCGATCAGCCCGACAAGATCCGTCGTGTCGAGGTCAACCTTCCACAGTTCGCCACGCAGGAAGAGCAGCTCCTTGAGAGGGAGCTGCGTCTGAGTACTAGGTCCCCTGAGGCTCGTAGTGGAAACATGAACGCCAGCATCATCACCGGTAAAGGCGTTGAGGCTCTTATGGGTGGCTTTGATACTGTCATCACCACTGGCCAGCAGGTTATCGGCGACGCTCTGCGTCGTGCCATTTCCTACTGCTTCATCATGGATGAGAAGCTGTGGCCGAACGAGAAGAAGACCATTCGTGGTGTAGTGCAGGGTACTCCGTTCGAGGACACCTACATTCCGCTGAAGGATATCGACGGCAACTACACCGTCGATGTGACATATGGATTTGCCGCTGGACAGGATCCCGCTCGTGCCATCGTTGCCATGCTTCAGCTTCGCGGTGATAATCTCATCTCTCGAAGCTTCGTTCAGTCTCAGCTTCCGATGGAGATCGACGTCTATCAGATGCAGAACCAGATCGACCAGGAGCAGTTCGAAGATGCACTGAAGGCTGGCATTCAGGGTGCCATGCAGGCTATTCCTCAGATGGCCCTTCAGGGCATGGATCCACTTGAACCCCTTCGCCAGATGGCGAAGGTTATTGAACTCAGGGAAAAGGGCAAGCCGGTGCATGAGGCAGTCCTTGAAGCATTCACCCCGCCAGAGCCTCCACAGGCACCGCCAGGGGCCGAACAGGGCATGGGTGCACCTGAGGCGCAGGCAGCTACTACAGGAGCGCCTGGACTGCCTCCACAGGCCGCAGGCGGGGGAGATGTCATGCAGATGCTTGCCTCTCTGCGCGGCAGTGGTCAGGCAACGATGAATACACGAACCCGTAGGGAGCAGAACATCTAGTGTCACACAGCCGCAAGGATTGCAATTACGCAGACTTCATCGGACTGAATCCCGAGAAGCTCACCGACGAGAGCGGCACTGAACGGTGCCGCTTCTGCCATGCGGAATGGGCTCCGAAGCCCAAGACTGTTGTTACCAAGTCAACCGGAGGTAAGTAATGCCAGGTCCCAACAGCCAGGCCATGTATGAGGCTGGTCTCGAAGAGGGGATGATCTTCTCGGATCACCCTGCGGCGGGCAACTGGGAGTCCCTTCAG